GGCGCCGCCGTCGCGGGGCTCGGCTACAAGTACGGCATGGCCTCCCGGAAGGCTATCTGGCACGAGTACGGGACGACCCGCATGAAGGGGATCCGCATGATGGAGCGGACCTTCGCGCAGATCAAAGGCAAGGTGGCGTCGCTGCTGGCCGGCGAGCTGGCCGCGGCGCTCGACAAGGCCACGAACGAGAAGAACAGCGGCAAGAACAAGGGCTACGGAGGCTGACGCATGGCAAGCCCGGAAGCATGGCTGCGCGGGGCCATCGAGGACGCGGCCGAGTGTAACGCGTACCCGGCGCAAATCCCGGAGGGCGCCGCCCCGCCCTTTGTCCGCTACGCCCGGGAGGGCACCGAGCGGGTCCGCGGCCTAGACGGGTCCGGCTCGCCGGTCGGAGAGTTCCTGATCGAGATCTACGCCGACAGCTACCTCCAGACGAAGACGCTCGCCGACGCTGTCCGGGCCGCCCTCGTGAACTTCAACGGTGAGGCGGACGGCTGCACAATCGACGATGTGCGGTTGAGCGACGAGAAGGACGGCGACCCGATCTACATGGACGGCCGCGACGTCCCGACCTACATGGTCGAGCAGACCTATTCGATCTTCTGGCAGGAGTGAACATGGCAGAACTTTCCGGGATGCCCTCGGTCGGCCCGACACTGCCCGCCGGCTGCACGAACGTCAAGGTAAAGAGCAGCGCCGCCGACCCGACAAGCTCGGGCAACAAAATCGACATCACGACGCTCTCGGACGCTGCTCGGGTCTACCAGGACGCGCCGCTCGTGGACGTCGGAGCGGCCGCGGACGAGGGCATCACGCAGACCGTGACTTGTAGCTTCTTCGGCGAAGCGCCGGCGGTGAACACGAGCCCCACCGCGACCGGCTGGCTGTGTACCGAGGTCGAAACCGAATGGGCCGTCGGCGACATGGTTAAGGGTACGGCGACTTTCACGTACAAGGCCGCCCCGGCCGAGTGAGGAAATAACACATGGCGACACCAGCGCAGGGCGTCTCGTTCGCGGGCCTTCCGGACGGGCTCACGAACGTCAAGGTGAAGCGGGTCGGCATCGACCCGACGAGCTCGAGCAACCGCCTCGACGCGTCCACGCTCGACCTGGCCGCAGGCTCGGACCGCGTCTACATCGATGGACTGCCAGACTCCGGCGCCGGCGCTGTGAGCGGCGAGACGGTTACGATCACCTGCTCGTTTTTCGGAACGCCTCCGACGGCAGGCGACGAGATCACGTACGACGGCGAGCTTTTCCGCTGCACTGAGGCCGAGATCGAGTACGCCGTCGGCGAGCTCGTGAAGGGCACGGCGACCTACGTCTCGATCCCCGACTGATCCGGGGAGGTCGCAATGGCCAGTTCGGCGCAGGGCGAGACGTTCTCCTGGGGCGGCGCCGTGGGAGAGGTGATCTCCATCAGCGTGAGCCCGCGAAAAGCGAACCTGACGGACGTCACCACGATGGGGAACGCCGGCGTCGAGGGCGGCGGTTTCGTCGTCCGAAGGTACGAGTGTCTCTCTGTTGACTCAGGCGAAGCCTCTGTCAGATTTTTCGGGAACGGGTTCGCCGTCTCCGACATCGGCACGAAGGCCGGCCTGTCGGCCCTCGGTGTTTCCGGCGAGGCGATCCTCGAATCGTACGAGGTCGAAGCGTCAGTCGGCGACCTGGTGCGGGCGTCCGCGAAGTTTCGATTCACAGGAAACTAGGAAAACCAAATGGCACTGACCAGCAGAGAAGCGATCCTCGGGCTCCGCGATCTTGGCGAGCCGGTCAAGATGCACATTCCCGAATGGAAGGACGACGTCTACCTCCGCCGCCCGTCCGCGAACGACCGCGACGCGTGGGAGCTCTACTGCCAGGAGCACACGAAGACCCCGCACAAGGTGTGGCGGGCGAAGCTGGCGGCCATGCTCATCTGTGACGAGAGCGGGAAGCTACTCTTCACCGACAAGGAAGTCGCCGCCCTGGGCGAGCGGTCGGCCGCGGCGCTCCATCGCATTTGGGAGAAGGGCCTCGAGCTGATGCGGATCTCGGAGGCCGACGTCGCGGAACTGGAAAAAAACTGAGGAGCCAGGCGGGGGCGTACGACCTCTTCGCCTATCGCCTGGCCTTGGAGCTCGGGATCTGGAACGTCGAGGAGTGGAAGAAGGAACTGACGGTCGAGCAGCTCCGCCGGTGGATAGCCTTCTACCGGGTCGAACCGTTCGGAATGGACTGGAGGAGGACGGCACGACTGGCGGTATCGGTTGCAAACGCGTTCGGGGCGAAGGTGTCGTCGGATGCGGAGGAGATGTTTATTCCCGGCTACGACCCGTCGCGGCCGACCCAGACGCCCGAGGAGATGGCGGCCGAGCTCGCGAAGCTGAAGGTCCCCCAGAAGAAGAAATAACGTGGCAACGATCGGCAAAGTACGGGCAGTATTCACGGCGAGCACCAGCGGACTGACGTCCGGGGTGAACGCTGCGAGCGCCTCCATGCGGAAGCTTCAGTCCGACGTGAAGGGGATGCGGTCGAGCCTGTCGATGCTCACGGCGATCAGCGGGGCGCAGCTCTTCGGGTCGATCGCCAGCGGGGCGAGCCAGGCGGTGCGCTCGCTCATCGGCATGGGCGCCGCGCAGGCCGAGGTCGTCGACGCCACGAACAAGATGGCGGCCCGCCTGGGCGTGACATATGGCGAGATGGCCGGCCTTGCTCACGCCGGGGCGCTCGTCGACGTGTCGATGGAGACCATCGGCGGGGCGATGACCAAGGCCGATATCGCGTTTGTGAAGGCCGCCAACGGATCCAAGGTGGCGATGGCCGCCTTCGATACGCTCGGCCTGTCGGTCGAATCGCTCAATGGGATGTCGGCCGCGGAGCGGTTCGAGGCGATTGCTCAGGCGATCTCGCAGCTCCCGACGGAGGCAGAGCGGTCCGCGGCCGCCGTCCGGATCTTCGGACGGTCCGGCGTCGAACTGCTGCCGATCTTCGAGCAGGGAGCCGCCGGGATCCAGGCCGCCAGGGCGGAGGCCGAGCGGTTCGGGCTGACGCTCACCGGCGCCCAGGCCGGCAACATCGACGCGATGGGCGACTCGTTCGACCGTGCCCAGCAGGCGATCTCGGGCGTGATCCAGCAGATCGTCGCGTATCTCGCCCCGGCTATTGAGTCCGTCACGTCGCAGTTTTCCGACCTCATCGGCAGCGTCGGCGGCGCGACGATCGGCCAGACGATCGGCGACGGCATCCTTCAGGGCGCGCGGTTCCTGGCACAGATCGGGGACTTCCTGATCCAGAACCTTTCCAGCGTCTGGCAGTACGTGTCGCAGGTCGGCGGGCAGTGGTCCGCCGTCTGGGAGATCGGCGGCCGGGTGGCGAGTTTCTTTGCCGGCGTCGGCGACATCTTGCAGATCGCCTTTAGCGGGATTGTCGGAATATTCAGCGGGCTTACGGAGGTCCTGCTGATGGGGGCGAAGTCGCTCGGCGACGCGCTCGGCTTCGATACCAGCGGACTCGACGGGATGCTCGCCACCGTCGAGGGATTCAACCAAGGGCTAGCCGAAAGCGTCGTAAGCGACATCAACTCAGCCGGCAAAAACTTCAAGGACGCGATTTTCGGAAGCGACGAGGCCGCCGACGCCGGCGCCGCTCTTGCTGGGCCGCTCACGCAAGGCGTCGACGCCGCCATCGCCGCCGCCCAGGCGGCAGCCGCCCAGGTGGACACGGCGACGAAACAGAGCGTCGGCGAGCAGAAGGCCGCCAAGGCCGCCGAGGATCAGGCCGCCCGGTCTCGCGAGGCGGTCAAGGGTCTCGACGTCCGCTCGGCCGAAGGCATGAAAGAGTGGATGCGGATCCTCCGCGAAGGAGGCAAGCAAGACGTCCAGCGTGAAAGCTTGGAAGTCCAGAAGAAAATTGAACGGAATACAGCGAACCGCGGCGGCGATGAAACTGACTGTACCGACCTAGCACCAGCAGCGGGGACCTAATGGCAGAGCTAAAAGGCGAGCTGGCCCGCGAGCGGTCACTCTCCGGCAAGGTCCAGGAGACCGACGCGTACACGCGGTCGTTCCTGGTCAAGGCTGGGTCGCTATCCGATTCGCTGATCGAAATCTCGAACGCCCCGGGGATCGCGCTGAAAGATTCGCATCCCGAGAACCCGGCTATCGTCGCGATGGAATACGACGTTAAGTGCGTCGACGACTCGGGCCTTTTGTTCCAGGTCGACTTCAAATACTACGCCCCGCCGCCGGACCTCCAGGAGGACGACGGCGGCCTGCCGCCGCCGGGCACGATCGAAGGCTTCGGGAAGAAGCCGATCTGGTCGGCGGGGTCGAGCGTCAGCGCCCAGCCCGTCAATAGGAACATCGGCGGAAACAAGATCGTTAACTCTGCCGGCGACTGGCTGGAGGACGTCCAGGCCGACCAGGCCGAATTCCGTTTGGGCGTGACGCTCTACGCGTATACCGCTGCCGACTGGACCGGGAGGGCTATGGACTATACGAACGCCGTGAACTCGGACCCGTGGAACGGTGGAGAGCCGCAGACGTGGAAATGCCAGGGCTGTAGCGCCCAGCTCGTCACCGAGAGCCTCAACGGAACATCCTTTACGCTCTGGGAGATCAACTGGGAGTTCGCCTACAAAAAAACAGGGTGGCAGCTCAAGCTCCTCGACGTCGGCATGAATGAAAAATGCGACAGCGAGGGCGTGCCGTCGCAGAGCGGCGACAAAAAGAAGGCGATCCGCGGGCCGGACGGGAAGCCCATCTCGGCTCCCGTGGCGCTCAGCAGTGGTATCGCAGACTTCGCAGCCGCGCAGCCTCCGGAAATTGAGGCCGTCGTCTACTTCCAGCGACCTTTTGCCACCGTCTTCGGCGAGATCACCCCGTGAGGAAGACCGTCGCCAACAAGGGGAAGCGGCCGACGACGCTTACCCGTGGCGCCGTGAAGCGGATCGCCCGCGCGGTCAACGCGTACGAGCGCGGGGACAGGGACATCCCGCCGAGGAAGTTCCGGTCCTACGGCGGCGGGGGCAGCGACGACGGCGAGACCGTCCGCCTCGGCAAGACGAGCGCCGCATGGGAGAAGGGCACACTCGCCACCATCACGCTCTACGAAGCCGGCGTCCCTCCAAGCGAGACGACCGCAGCCACGCCCGCGACTCTCGAAGACGTCGTCAACAAGTTCTCGAACGTCGAGGCCGACAAATGGGTGATGCTCGCCCTGGCCGGGAATGACGCCTGGTATCTGATCGCCGCGGAGTGCTGACGTGATCGAATCACTCGACCCGATCTCTCTGCCGCTCTGGCTCGTCGCGCTCTACGCCGCTGCGATGTATCCGCTCGGGATGCTCTTCGGCTCTCAGTGCGTAACGTGCTGTTGTGCGAAATGCGACGGCTGCTTTTGCTGCGGCGATGAGTACCCACGTTTTACCGGGGAGTGCTGCGACGGCCAGTGGAGACTCGACGAGGGAACGTGCTGCGGCGACGACTGGTACGAGGAGGAGGGCGAGTGCTGCGGAAAAGACTTCCACGCCCCCGAAGACGAGGGCGAGTGCTGTAACAATCAATGGCAGACGGGCGAGGGAACGTGCTGCAAAGCAAAACAAATACCGCTAGATATACCCGAGTGCGAAGGATGCTTTCCCCGGCGGGCGAAGGCTAGTCTGGTTTGGCTGTCCGAGGAATCGGGGCTGTCGGTCGTGATCACCGACGGCGGCGACGGCTACGCGACGCGACAGCCGCAGAGGATCGCCCCGACGTTGACCGTCGGCGGCGGCAGCGGCGCGGGCCTTGAGGTCAATTTGACCTTAGAGGAGATCGCGGACGAGTGCGGGCGTCCGGCGTGGCGGATTGAGTCGCTCACGTTTAGCGGCGGCACCGGCTACCGATACACGCCGGCAGTCCCCGGCGGCTGGGTGAAAGGACCTCCCCCAAACGCCGGCGGCGGCGGTGGCGGCGGAGGCGCGGAAGCCAATCCAACATCGGGCTATCTACCGCCCCGTCCCGCGCAGGACCAGGAAGCCCTGGCTGTTACATGCGCCGTCGGAGAGGCAACGCTCGTCGCCGCTTCCCTTGTTGTCACAAGCAATTCGAGCGGCGAGCCTACCGCCGTAACAATCGCCAACCCCGGCAGCTACTACGGCCAAGGCGAAGAGGACGAGACGTACGTCTTCACGCCCGACGTTGTTATCCCGGCCGGCTTCGTCGTCGGCGGCCTGGGCGGCGCGGCTCTAACGGCGACTGTTGACGGCGACCACGAAAGCCCAACCTTCGGGCAGGTGACGGAAATCACGGTCGACGAAGAGGGGACGACGTACGAGGGATGGCAGTGGCCGCTCCTCGACTATTGGTACACAGACGAGGGAACGTGCTGCGGCACCGTGTGGCACACGGACGAGGGGAAGTGCTGTAACAACGCTTGGTATCCCGACGGCGAGGAGTGCCCGGCCGGGCAGGTCTTCATCGAGAAGAGCGCAACCTGCTGCGGTTGCATGGTAGACGAGATCTACGACCCGGTTACGGAGGAGATGGTTCCGACGCTTCAAAATTTAAACCTGGTTAATTGTCCGGCTTGTGACTTGGACTCGTTTCCCTACTCGCCCTTTGACGAATTCGGAAACGATCGCGGACCGATAGGGCGGTGCTGTGCGCCCGGCGGCTCTTGTACCTACACATTCGAGGAAGACTGCGAAGGCGAGTGGGAGGAGAAGTGCTGCCCCGACGAGCCGCGGTGCGTTGGGCCGTGCTGCCACGAGAACGACGACGGGGTCGCCAGTTGCGAAATGGTTCCCGCTGACGAGTGTCAGCACCCAGACCTGCTCGGCGGCCAACCTGATTGCGAAAGCTCGTGCAAGGGAGCTTGCTGCATCGACGGTGCGCCGATCATTGAGGGCGGCCAGATCACGATGATGACCCAAGCCGAGTGCGACGAGGCCGAGGGCTGCTGGGCCGGCGTCGGCCGGGAAAGCTGCCGCGAGACGGGCGAGTGTCGGCCGCCGTTTACGACAGCCTGCTGCGAATCGGTCGTCAGCGAAGCCTCGGGGTTGACGTTCACGCAGCCGCGGCGGAAGCGGTGCGAGCCAACAACCCGCCCGTGGCTCGCCACCGTTACCGGAACGACCGACTCGGAGATCATGATTCACGGCGTGCGGGTCGGCCAGACAGCAACGCCGACGAAGCGCTGCCCTTTCGGAATCACGTTTTTGATCTGCTGGGACTCGTTTAACATAGAGCCGCTCGCGTGTGAAACTTCGTTTCGTCGGTTGGACGTTACCGTCTGCTGGATTCCGGCGGAAGCCAACAGCGCATACCTGGAGTCTTTGAACTTCTCAGGCTGCGACGACATTACGCTCTGGCTGGGCGACTGCACGCGCAGCTGCGAAACGACGCTGACCTACGCCGGCCCTGGCGTGACGGTCGGCGCGACGGTCGAGATTCGCGGCGACGCGACCCTCGAGGCCAACGGCGGCGCGCTGGTTTTCCCGGCGTTCACCTACGCCGCCGCCTGCGATATCACGCTGACGCTCGCCGGCACCAGCACGGCCGCCAACGCCGTCCCAGCGATGGCGAACCCAGCGTCGGGATTTACGAAGTCGATCAAGAAAACGGGCGCCGGACGGTGGAAGCTGACGGCCGCGAGCACCTTCACGGGCTCGACGGAGATACTGGCCGGCACGCTGATCGTCGCGACGAACGCGCCGCTCGACGGCAACGGAGCGTTTGGCTACTCGCTCAACGGCGGCCTCGGCGGCGGCAGCTCGCCGATTGTTGAGATGGCCGGCGGCGCGTCGCTGCTGCTGGACAGCGGCGCGCAGGTCGGCCGGATCATCGACATCAGTGGCGGCAGCGGGCAGGCGACGCTCGGCGGGGCGAACACCAGCGGCACGACGCGATTTCAGTCCGCGATGACATTCTTCGTGAACCACGACGTTCTGATACAAGCCGCAGGCGGCGGCACGGTCGAGTTTGCGAACGGTTGGCTGGGCGGCGCCTACGGAAACGCCGTGTCGGTCGAGAACGACTTCACGTTCGGCAGCGAGGGAAACACCGGGACCGTCCTGCTCTCCGGCAATCTGTCGACCACCGGCGCGGCGCGGGTCGAGAAGGGAACGCTGCGGGTGTCCGGCAGTATCGCAGCCGACGCCGGCGTGACGATCACCGGCAGCGGCACAGAACTGGACTACCGCGGCACGGTGGCCCTGGCCTCGCCCGTGTCGCTCGCTCAGGGGACGCTGACCGGAGAGGGAACGATAAGCGACGTAACGGTATCAGGCTCACCGACGATCCGCGTCGACACCGGCGACGAGATCGAGATCGACGACGAGCTATCCGGCTCGGGCACGCTGGCAAAGACCGGCGCCGGCACGCTCCGTCTGGCTGCTAGCACGTTCTCCGGAACGCTCAATATCTCGGCCGGCGAAGTGGTGCTCGAGCAGATCAAGACCAACCCTGGCGGGCTTGTTTCAACTGCCACGTTTAGTAACACCGCCCTTACGGTCGCGTTCACCGGCGACCCGGAGACCGACGACGAGTTCGTCCTGCTCTCCGGGCCGACGACCCAGAGCTACACGCCGACGCTGACGGGGACGACGAAGACCGGGACCTACAACGCCTCTACTTCAACCCTCACGATCGACTGATATGGGATGCACAGAACGAATACTCGTCGACGGAAAGATGCTCGAGCGGGACTGCCACTCGAAGGGGCGGCCGCAGGCCGACGGGCCGACCGCCGGTCCCGGAACCGAGCTTAAAGCGATCTTAAAGAACTGGTTCCGAGTCGAGGCCAACCTCGGCTGCTCGTGTAACGCGATGGCACGGCAGATGGACAGCATGGGTCCGGACTGGGTCGCCCGTGACGGGATGCCGAAGATCCTCGACGCGATGCGGCGCGAGCACGCGAAGCGCGGGAGCTGGATCCCGTGGAGCGACATCGGGGCACGGCAGCTCGTGCTCCTGGCCTGCCGCAGAGCGAGGGCGAAGATCGGCAAGTAGGAGGCGCTGATGAAACCTCCACAGTTCACCACCGACCCGGGCGAGGAAGAGGACGACGGCCACGGCCCGGGCGTGCCGGACGACGACGGATGGATCCTCCGAAAACTGAAAGAGGGCAAGGATGCCAACCGGCCACCAGAATCCGGCGATCGACGCGGTCGTCGCGCGGCTCGTAAAAGCGTTTCCCGACCATCCCGCGCGAAGCCTCGCAAGAAAACTGGTCGAGGAGACTAACGGCGCGTTGACGCTCGAAGCCGCG